TCACAATGACGCAGTTATCTCTTTAGGCTCATATGGATTCTTTCCGTTTTCCCATTCTACGGCACCCATCACCTCTTTCATATTTGTTTCATACGACATATCCATACCCTCCACCTTACTCACATTTAGCTTCTCATATATTCTTTTCAACAGTTCTACTTGCTCTATTTCTCGTGTCGTTAACTTATCAATCATATCAAGCTGCCTTTTCATTTCATTCATTACTCTGTCCATTTGCTGTTCCATCACTTCACCAGTGGTTATCTGTGTTTTATAACCAAGTAGCTTAAGTATGACGTTTGTTGTTGAAACGATGCAATATTTAACCATCTGATACGAGCATTTAGATGTCTTGAACGCCATTTTTGCTGTTGGAACGAATAGTTTATGGAGCGTGAAAACAATTGTAATTATAGATGCAACGTATGGAAAATAAGCAGATACGGTGCTACCAAATATTGTATACAGCGTACTATTAACCATGCTTGCAATGCCCATTGTATAGTTGAAGTCTGCGAATTGGTCCAT